GGTCTATCCGCATCACGGAGCTGGTGTAATGCGGCAACGCGCGACACGGCTGTTTTCAATCGGCAGCGGCAGGCGTCTTGGCGTTGTGCCCATCCTCGATCAGCTTGGCATCCCCGCTGCTGCGGCATACAGTCTGCGCCAAGTGCGCTTGGCTGCATCTTTGGCTTGTCGCGTTCGCCGATCTTCGGACAATGCAGAACTTAATATCGGCTTCACCGCCAGCGGTGATCTGGACACGGCTGCATTGCTGGCTTTTGTCGGTTCTGGCAACGGCTTTGTCACCACTTGGTATGACCAGTCGGGCAATGGAAGAAATGCCACGCAAACAGACCCAACCTTCCAGCCACAAATTGTCAGCAATGGCGCTTTAATTACAGAAAATGGTCGTCCTGCTGTTTTAGTAAGCAACGATTACATGGCATCGCAATCATTTAGCGGACTTACCAGTTATACATTGAACACTGTGTATAACGCTTCTGCAATTGGGGAATATTCAATGGCAGTGGTGTTAAACCCCGGACAAGTGGAGTTTAGGAGGTCTCAGAACCTCAGTTATATGGAATATATAGTTAATAGCTCCACCGCCATTACGTTAAATACTGCGTCGCTGGGTGCCCAAGCGATTATGACGGCAACAGTCACAAACGCAGATCAAAAAGCCTACGTCAATGGGCTTCTTGAAGGTTCACAAACAAGTTCTCCGACTGCGGCGATCCTTGTATCCATAGGTAATCGCTCGGACGGCGCGGCGTATCCTTATACCGGGACAATGCAAGAGATTACGCTGTTTAATTCGGTGCTCTCCAACACCGACCGCCAAACCCTGGATCGCAGTCAAGGTGCCTACTACGGCATCACCGTAGCATAAGCATAAGGAAAATCATGAAAATCCTACAGTTTCTTTGTCCGTCGAACCCGCCAGCCGAACAGCTCAAGCAGCTGATGGTGGACCAGATCAACACATGGTCACGCCTGCAATGGCTTGCGAATGATCCCGAATACACGACACAACCCTTTGACCTGAGCGTGTGGCGCGAACACACCACCACGGCTGGGCTGTGGTGGCTGGACTACGACAGTCTACGCGCAAATCGGGGACGATGGTCGCAAGATCGCTACCCAATTACTGGAGCCCGGGCCTTTGACGGGGATCGTGCTTTTGGCCCCGCTGGTGGCAGCTATGCCCGACATCAGACTCCAAATGATCGAAGTGGCTGACCCGGTAGCCGCTGGGTATTTGCCAGAGGAAAGGATCGAGCCATGAAGCACTTAACCCTTGTGCTCACTTTTGCTGTCGCTGCCTGCGTAATCGGCGGACTTGCATCCACGGGGCTGATGGTGACTGAGTGGATCACGCAGTATGGGGCGCAGCCATGATTTTGGCTTTACGCAGAGACCCCCCATCTAACGCCAGCCTGCTGGGCCGTCTTTTTTCGTGGGTGATCAAGACGCGACTGGTCAGCCTCTTTTGTCACGGCGGCATTGTCATTGACGGCGTACTCTACCACTCCACTCTTGCCCGTGGCCCTCACAAGATGCAGCCGGGGGAATGGAATCCTGACAAGTGGGATTTGATTGATTACGGCGGCGACGATGCGCAAGCCATTGCAGAATTTGAAGCCGCATGCACGCCGCCCGAAGGATGGTGGCACAAATTTTGGTGGAAAATCACCAAGGGCTACGACGTTTTCAGCCTTTTGGCTTTTGTCGGCCCCGGCGTGCGAGTGTCATGGCTGCACTACTGTTTCGAGCTGTGTTACCGCATGATGACCGGGCGCAAACCAACTGCGAGAATTACGGCAGAAATTTTGCTTTTGGCCCCGATGATCCAGTCGCTGCCTGATTTCAAGATCGAAATTGTGGGTGTCGCTGACCCAGTCGCCGCCGGGTATTTGCCAGAGCCTGTCGTCGAAGAGGTTTGATCATGGCCAAAGCAGCTCCAAAGAAAAAAGGCCCGTCGCTTGCCGTGGGTCGTGGCGAGAAATTGCCGGTCTCCAAGGGCGCAGGTTTGACGGCCAAGGGCCGGGCGAAATACAATGCTGCGACGGGCAGCAACCTCAAGGCACCACAGCCGCAGGGTGGCCCCCGCAAAGACTCGTTTTGCGCCAGAATGGCACCTATCGCAGAAAAGTCTGAAAAGGGCAGCCGTGCAAGAGCATCAATGCAACGATGGAAATGTTGATATGTCCCAGAACCACGACACCGTAAAGAACACGTTGGACATTCTGTCCGTGTTTGTCACGATTGGCTCTTTCTTGCAGATGCTGACACCTGTGTTCGGTTTGATCGGTGCTGTCTGGACATTGATGCGGATTGCTGAAATGGTCGCGGGCAAGCCTTTTGCGGAGCTGATCCGTCGAAAGAAACCAGATGCCGTCGACGAGTAAGAAACAAGCCGACTTCATGCGTGCGGTAGCGCACAGCCCGAAGTTTGCAAAGAAGGTAGGCGTCCCACAATCCGTGGGCAAAGATTTTTCAACTGCGGACAAAAACCGCAAATTCAAAGAAGGTGGTGACACTATGGCAGCGAAAATGAACCCCGGGATGATGGCAATGATGGCCAAGAAAAAAGGTGCTCCAGCCAAGAAAATGGCTTCGGGCGGCATGACCAAAATGGGCTCGGTCAAGACCGCTGCTCCAAGCAAAGACGGTGTTGCCGTCAAGGGCAAGACCAAGGGCAAGATGGTCACCATGGCCAAGGGCGGCAAAGCCTGCAAGTAAGGAGACGGGTATGTCTGAAACAACCGATCGTATTGCCGAGCTGAAAGCTGCTTCGGCGGCTGCCAAAAAGCAAGGGCCTGTGCGCGAGAGTCTCAGCATACCCTCCGACCGCTCGTGGGACTCCCCGTTTTCTGGTGTGCGTCTTAAAGATGTTTTTGCCAGTCGCAAAGCTGCGTCTGACAAACTGGAAAACCTGCGCGAAGAAGAGATAGAGTCTCTGAAGCAGCGCGAAGCCAAAGGCAAAAAAATGGCCAAAGGCGGCGCGGTACGGGGTTGGGGCAAGGCTCGCGGCGCACGGGCAGCCAAAATCGTATGATGGCCAGTCGCGGCATGGGGGACATCGCCCCCTCCAAAATGCCCAAAGGCGTCCGCAAGGCCCGCCGGGATGACACCGACTTCACGCAGTACGCTGAAGGCGGCAAAGTCAATGCGGCTGGCAATTACACCAAGCCCGAGCTGCGCAAGCGGATCGTGAGCCAAGTCAAATCTGCCGCAACGCAGGGCACCGGAGCAGGCCAGTGGTCAGCCCGTAAAGCCCAGCTCGTGGCCAAGAAGTACAAGGCCGCTGGCGGCGGGTACAGGGACTGACGTGAAAGCGCCCCAGAAATCCCTCAAAGACTGGGGCGACCAGAAGTGGCGCACCAAAAGTGGGAAGCCGTCTTCAAAAACAGGTGAGCGTTACCTGCCGGAGAAGGCGATAAAATCGCTCAGCCCCGCAGAGTATGCGGCCACCACAAAAGCCAAGCGTGCTGGTAAGGCGGCGGGCAAACAGTTTGTGGCCCAGCCCAAGACCATCGCCAAAAAGACAGCGAGCTTCAGATGACAACATCCGGCACAGCAGCGTTCAACCTTGACCTGACGGAAATCGTTGAGGAGGCGTTCGAGCGCGTGGGCTCGGAGATGCGCACCGGCTACGACTTGAAGACCGCCCGCCGGTCGCTGAACCTGATGTTTGCTGACTGGGCCAATCGGGGCATCAACATGTGGACGTTCGAGCAAGGCTCCATCAATCTGGTGCCCGGCCAAGCCACATACAACTTGCCCGCAGACACCGTGGACCTGCTGGAGCATGTGATTCGTACGGGCGCGGGCAGCTCCTCAACGCAAGCAGACCTGACCATCACCCGGATCAGCGTCTCTACCTACGCCACGATCCCCAACAAGCTGGCGCAGGGCAGGCCCATTCAGGTCTGGATTGAACGCTTGAACACCCCCCGGTTTACCGTTTGGCCTACTCCTGACAACTCGCAACCCTACACCTTCGTGTACTGGCGTCTGCGCCGCATCCAAGACGCTGGCAACGGCGTCAACACGATGGATATGCCATTCCGGTTCATCCCCTGCATGGTGGCGGGCTTGGCCTACTATTTGGCCTTGAAGGTGCCCGGTGGAATTGAGCGTTTGGCTGTTTTGAAGCAACAATACGACGAGGCTTGGCAGACGGCTGCAGATGAAGACCGCGAGAAAGCCGCCATCCGCCTTGTCCCACGTCGTCAATACCTTGGAAGCGGGGCGTAAATGGGGAACCGGTTTGCGTCTGGCAAAAACGCAATCGCCGTATGCGATCGTTGCGGGTTTAGGTTTAAGCTCAAGGAACTCAAGCGTGAGATTCTCAAGACCAAGACCCGTAGTGATTTGGTGTGCCCGTCCTGTTTTGACCCGGACCAGCCGCAGCTCCAGCTGGGTATGTACCCTGTGGATGACCCGCAGGCTTTGCGCAACCCGCGCCGGGATACCACATATGTGACAGCAGGCGTGAACACCGCTGGCTTCACCACAGGCGGTAGCCGAGACATCCAGTGGGGCTGGGCCCCTGTTGGCGGCTCGAAGTTTTTTGACGACGGCCTGACCCCCAACACCTTGGTGTTGACTACAGCAGTCGGCCAAGTGACAATCTCAACATCCTAAAGGAGTTCATCATGGACGCAAAGAAAGCAGTGCGCAAGCACGAAGCAAACATGCACCCCGGTGCTAAGCCCACCAAGCTGCGTGCTGGCGGCAAGACCAACAGCGACATGCTGAAGATGGGTCGTGGTTTGGCCAAGATCGCCAACCAGAAATCCCCCGGTCGCAAAGGAGCCTGATATGGCAACTTACAACCAACCCAAAGCATCCACTCCTGCGGTGCTCAAAAAGGTCAACGCCATGAAACACATGGTGGATACCAACGTCTCTGTTGGCACCAACCACAGCAACGACTACAAGCCAACCAAGACCTCGGGCATCAAGATTCGTGGCACTGGCTGTGCCACCAAAGGCACCATCGCCCGTGGTCCAATGGCGTGAGGTAAGGCATGACCTACACCGAGTTGCGAGCTGCCATCTGCGATTACACGCAGAACTTTGAACAGGACTTTGTTTCAAACATCCCGGTGTTTGTGAAGCAAGCAGAATTAAGAATTTTCAACACGGTGCAGTTCCCCTCGTTGCGCCGCAACGTCACAGGCTTTACGTCGAACAACAACAAGTATCTGGCGTGCCCCGGCGACTTTTTGGCGGTGTACTCTATGGCGGTCATCAACACCGATGGCTCCTACGAATACCTGTTGAACAAGGACGTGAACTTCATCCGACAGGCGTACCCAACGCCTTCATCCGTGGGCACGCCGAAGTACTACGCGCTGTTTGGTCCGTCCTTTGCCAACGGCACAGAGCTGTCGTTTATTCTGGGCCCCACACCGAACAACCGGTACAACGTCGAGTTGCACTACTTTTTTTATCCCCAGTCTATTGCGGATGCGCAAAACGGCACTTCTTGGCTGGGCGACAACTTTGATTCCGTGCTGCTGTACGGCGCTCTGGTTGAGGCGATCACGTTCATGAAGGGCGAGCAGGACATGGTCGCTCTGTACGACGGCAAATACAAGGAAGCGATGGCACTGGCCAAACGTCTGGGTGATGGCATGGAGCGCGGCGACGCGTACCGTGACGGCCAGTACAAGCAGAAGGTGACTTGATATGGCGTTTGACCAAACCCTCACCACGAGCTTCAAGCAGGACATCCTGCTGGGCGTGCATGACCTTGAGACGGACACCATCAAGATGGCGTTGTTCTTGGCCACGGCCGACCTTGGTGCAGCCACCACGGTGTACACAACAA